ATGATTTTAAATCACTTTTACTAATTAGCACTTTATCCCCTCCTTTTAATCTGTTGCTTGTCTGTATTCTTCTATAATGTATAAAGTAGGTATAAAGCCAATAAAATAATTATCTAATTTAGCATATACCCCATACTTTGAGCGGTAGCACTCAATGGCTTCTAGCAGAAATTCTTCCGTTACATCAAGATATTCAGCCATTTCGTGAATAGATTTACAATTGGCTTTATAGCAATCAATTAGACCTCTTAAGCCTATTTGTTTGTTATAAGCCCATAGGCGGGCTCTTAATTCCTGCTTCCTGTTAGAAGTGTCTGACATATCTAATATGTTGCCAGTGGAAGTGTAGAAGTGTCCAAGTTCTTCAGCAAGGACACAGGCTTTTTCTTTTTGAGTTCTTAAGTCGTTACTTATAGCAACAGTGCCATCACAATATAATCCTTTAATTCTTGTTCCCTTCAAATTGTAGTCATCATACACTGTAACATCATTATCATTTGCATTGGATAATAACTTCTCGTATTCTGTCAAATTAATTCATCCCCTTTGTTTCTCATTTATTTTCTGCTTAATTTAACAAAATTAGCAAATTCTTCTATTTTATTTAATTCTTCTGGTGTAAATTCTTCTCCGTCAAAATGAGCGGCTATTGTTTGCGGTTCATTAATAGTATCATCTGCTAGATAGTCAAGAGAACAATTAAAATAAGTACAAAGCTTTTTCAAGGTTGATAATTTTACATTGTCGCTTCCTTTTTTATAAAAACCATCTATTGTAGTATAAGGAACTCCAGATTCTCTTGCTAATTCTGCTTTGTTAATTTTTTTTTCTTTCATAAGTAAGTCTAACTTATCTGTAAATCCCATATGTGTACCTCCGTTGTAATTAGATTGTAACTCTATTCATCATATTTGTAAATAAAAATTACCCCACAAAGTAAAAAAATTATCTTTTAGGGTTGACAATTACGACATAGGGTATATAATGATAATGAAATTACGACACAGGGTAATGGAAAGGAGTATTGAATAAAATTGTTTAATAATTTAAGTGCCGAAATGGCAAGAAAGAAAATGACAATCAAAGAACTTTCAAAAAAAACAAATATGACATATGAAAGCCTAAAAAATAAAATGGCTGGAAATACAGAGTTTAAAAGAAGTGAAATGCTTGCAATAAAAGCTCAATTTCCAAATTTCACTATGGATTATTTGTTTTCAACAGAAGATATTCCAAGCAAGTAATATAACAAGGAGGTAAGAGAGGTGAGTCGAGAAGAAAAGATAAAAGAAATATTTTCTCAACGAATGAAGGGTTTTGCGGCATCTATGGAAGAGCTACCTCAAATTATTGATGTAATAAATGTTCTTTCAGATAAAGGAATTTCTGTGCATAAAGCACAAGCAATTTTATCAGATGCCGCAAAGATAATTAGTGAAGTGACAGAGTGTTAATTCATATTAGAATTGGCAACATCAACATTTTTAGCAATTTCATATGCTTCAATATATTTTTCTGCAAAGTCTTTAGCGTAATTAGCAGAACCAGAGTTTATATAAAGTGGCATATTATTTGAAACATATGCTTTTGCAGTTTCTGTCGCAACAGTATGATAAAACAATTCTTTATCCATAATAAGTCTCCTTTCAAAAATACTCGGCTACGGCAATAGCCTGTAATTAAAGTATAGGAGCTGTGACAGAATTAGGCAAGATATTCCAAGCAAGTAACGTACAAGGAGGTGAGAGCGTGAGTGCGTGGATACTACTGATAATTTTATATGTAGTAGCTTGTATATGTATTTTAGTAATGAGAAAAATACAGCCCGACAACAAAGAATATCTTATTTATGTTGTATGGACTGTATTGATATGCGTTTGGATTACATTTTTTGTATTTGCTTACGGACTACAGGTGCAATTTCATTGAGATTTGATAATGCGTTAGCCCACATATGATTGCTGATGGCTTCGTTTATAGCAATAAGTTGTTCTTGCAATTCATCAGGGAAATAGATAAGGGCAAGTGCATAGGTTTTACCATATTCATTCAATGTTGATGCTGATGGATTGGTTAAGCATTGGCTTGTATAACGCAAGTAGTCTTCATATACACCGCGTTTATAAAAGTAAGAATCTTTTCGAAGCTGTGCAGCATCATCCAGTCTACGCATTTTATAAAGATGATGATTGTTTAAAAGTGTAGTGATAATAGGGGAAATGATGGCACAGATAGCAATAATAACAGAAAGTGTAACTGTTAAATCTACTTTTAGCATAAGTAAACTCCTTTCTTTAAACTAGGTACTGCAATACCAGTAATTAAAGTATAGGAGTAAAAGCAAGATTAAACAAGATATTTAAACAAGGAGCAAAAATATGAATATAACGGCAATAGCAATAACAACTATTATCTGCATAACAATATTAGTTTTATGCAGAGATGATAAGAAAAGGTGATATTATGGAGCATTTTAATTCAATCGAAGCAAGGGAAGCGTAGGATAAATATTGCAATAGAGAAGGTTATCCACATTGTAGTTGGTCATTCTGCGATTAAATGATTTTATTATTGAATAGGAGGAGTAACTAATGCCTAATATAAAAATAAAGACAGCAGAAGCAGCATTAATAATGGGCTGTAGTCCTCAATTTGTCAGAATAGGGTTACAGCAGGGAATATTGGATATAGGTAATGCAATAAAGATGTCTTCTATCTGGACTTATAACATAAGTGCAGCCGCACTTGCAAAGCGGCAAGGAATGTCATTAGAGGAGTTATGTAAAACCTTGGATGAAATAAGAGACAGGTAGGAAGAATAGAAATGTTATATGCACAGGCACAAGAGCACTTTGAGAAAGAGCAAAGAGACAAGAACTGGATAATATCTTTTGTGGCAGTTCCGTATAATAACCTGTATGACAGATTATTCAGGCTGGCAGAAGAGTACGGAAAGATAAAGGCGGAAGTCTATATAGATAAAACAATAACAGACACTATATATGTAAAAGTAAGCAAAGTATAGATGAATAATAGAAAAAGAGCTGGTACAAGGGAATACCGGCTCTTTCTCAAAACACATATAGATAAATCTCATATTTATTATATGTGTAAGTTCACTGAAAGTCAAGCGGGCGCAGGCTCGTCTTTGTAACTTTATAAATATATTAAAGTTAGGACATTTAAGGAGACAGGTATGGCTTACAGAAAAGATGTATGGCACTTCCCTGGCTCTAATGAGTATGAGTACAAATTTATTGGTAATTATGGAGCTAAGGGCGAGAAACGCCATAAAAGACAGAAAGCAACACAGGAGCAGATTAGAAAGCAGAACCAGAGAAATAAAGAAAAGAGAGTAAGAAGATTAATAAAAGCAAACTTTAAGGAGGGAGATCTATGGACAACCCTAAAGTATCCGAAGGGAACAAGGAAAAGCATTGATGAAGTAAGGAAAGACCTTAACAGCTTCTTAAGAAGTCTCAGGACAAGATATAAGAGTATTGATGAGATTGTGAAGTATATATACAGAATTGAGGTAGGAGCACTCGGAGGTGTGCATATACATATCCTTATAAACAGGGTTACAGGTGCAGATAAGATTATAACAAAATGTTGGGAAAGGTTTGGTCACATTAACTATCAAAATATTTATGAAACTGGCGGATATGCAGATTTAGCCGAGTATATCGTTAAACAGCCGGAAGAAAATACGGAAGAATACGAACAGCTTAATATGTTCAGTGTACAGGAACAGAAAGAGCTTGTTAAGTATTCCTGCTCAAGGAATTTGGTACGCCCTGAGCCAGAACAAACTGATTACAGCAGAAGGACTATGAGAAAGATTATAGAAAATGGTCCGCAGCCAACACCGGGATATTTCATTGACCCATTGTCGATAGTAATGGGGACAAACCCTTATACAGGAATGAATTATCTGCATTATACAGAGTACAAGCTATTACGACAGGATGACCCATAAGGAGGAGCAATGAGGCAGGTAAACATATATACAGCAACAACCTTTAAGGGACTAAATGTACAGAATGGCATTATAGGTTACATATTAGAGCTTGTAACAGACACGGAGCCGATAACACTGGACAGCACAGAACTTCTGTACGATATGAAGCCTAATAGAGCAGAACTAACAGCAGTTATTAAAGCACTACAACGGATGAAAGAAAAATGTGAACTGGTTATATATACAGAGTCTCCTTATGTGGCAAATGCTTTTAATGCCGGCTGGCCAGACAAGTGGAAGCAGAATAATTATAAAACAGCAAAAGGCGGTGATGTGGCAAACGCAGATGAATGGAGAAAATTGGATGAACTGCTTGTAGGACATAAGTATGAATTCCGTCTGCAAGAGGAACATTCATACAGGAACTGGTTAAAAGGACATATAGAGAAAGTAAAGGAGTATGAAGATGTTTGATAAATTCGGAGAGTTTAACAGTGCAGAAGAAATAAACGAAGTGGCAGCAGCACAATTACAGTAAGGTGATACTGATGCGGTTATGACTATAGCAAGAGAAAATGGCATAGATGAAGGTGATGCACAGGACTATATAGATGGAATAGTGGATAAATTATGTTCTACGTTAATGGCCGCATTTGGGAAAATAGAGGTTGAGACAGAGGAACTACAGCCTAAAGAGATAATAGAAGACTGGGTTACCTACATAAAAAAGAGGTGTACAGAGTGCGAAGATATGGCTGTGGCGGTAAGAACTAAAGGCAAGAGCATTAAAGGCTGCATAGCGGCACTTCTAAAATGGAGCTTCACTAATTCGTATGATGTAGACAAAAATATAGTAAAACAGGCGGGCATAAGAAATAGCAATGTAAAAATGGGTATCCCCGGAATGGCAACAGCGTACAGGCTTATAGATGAATATTATCTTGGAGGCAGCAGATAGTGAAAAAGCAGAAAATATTAGCATATGAAGGCAGAATACCTGTATCAGATAGAGAACTGACAGCAGCTGTTATTGATATTGATAATAAAAGGCATCTGATAATAGACCTTTATATCGCTGGGACAATAAAGTACAGAATGGCAGTGAATGACAAAGAATATGTACATTTTAATTATGAAAATCAAAAATGGGATTGTATATCGATTGACTGGAACAGACCATATTCAAGAGAGTTGGGAAAAGCCAGTATAGACAGAGTGGATAAGCAGATACTAAAAGAATGGTATGCAAAGAAAATACCTGCTGACTGGGATAACGAAGATTTAATATATGCAATAGAGCAGAAAGCATTTGATATTAAAACATCAGAAAGAATGTTAAAAGAAGAAAATGAAAAAGAAAAGTTATTTGCTATTATGCCTGAAAAACCAAAGCTCTTAGATGAAACTATTAACAGATACATAGAAGCTGGAAATATTATTTATTACAAGCGGAATGGCAGTTATGCAGATTATTATTGCTGTCAGTGTGGAGAAAAATTTACAAGGCGAATAAAAGCCACAGAAGCTTATGCAGGCCCTCCAGTGGATATTGTGCCACGAATATACCAGCAAAAAGAGTGTCCAAAATGCAAAAGAAAAGGGACACTGCTTAACTGGGGGCGTGCAAAGATTACAAATCAGGTGTTTGAAGTGCTTTTGTATCAGGCAGCAGAAGATGAAACACTTGTAATAAGAGCTTACTCAGTAAGAGCAGTACGAAGCCCAGGCAGTATATTAACTAAAAAGATACTGGAGTATGGCAGGGTGTTCTTAAGAAGAGATTATGAGAGGATATATAACAATAGCTGTAATACAGGAAAATGGTGGAAGAGTAAAAAGCTTGACATATACAGGTCAGGGAAGTTGTATGAGGTTAATTACTGCGAGGCAGTTGAAAAAAGTGATTTAAGATATATCCCAGCAACAGCATATAAGCTTATAAGTGAGGTAGGTGTAAGAGAGGAAAGGCATATACTGGCAAGATATGATACTCTTACTGCTTATGCACACGCACCGCAGATAGAGCAGTTATACAAAATAGACCTTACACAGATATGCAGGAGGCTAATTTTTGCGAAGGGACAAACAAGAGATATTAATAAAAAAGCAAAAACAGCCGCAGGAATTTTAAGAATAACAACCGAACAGTTAAGGTATTTAAGGGAGTCCGAACAGGAACTACTTGCATTAAGTGTAATTAAAATTATGAATTACAGAAAAATACCATTTACACATCATAATGCAGAGATTGTTACAAGATTGTATATAGCTGCACCTACGGAAGATAAGCTAAAGCACATTTTAAAGTACCAAAGCCCTGAAAAGCTATTGAACTATCTTAATAAGAATATACCAGAACACGCCATTCTGGCAGATGCTATTACAGAATATGATGATTACTTAAGAGCGAGGGAAGCTAATGGAGATGATCTTAGCAATACAGTGTATTTAAGACCGAGAGAACTTCACAAAACATACATAGAGTTAAGAGAGAAGATGGAACGTGCAAAGAGTGCCAAATACATTAAACAGATGAATGAGAAATATGCAAGGATAAAGGTTAATTCAGCGAAAGTTACAACAAAATATACCTGGCAGCAGTCGGGACTGCTTATAAGACCAGCAAGAGATGCAGGAGAAGTTGTTATGGAAGGACGTATTTTACATCATTGTGTGGGTGATGACCATCAGAGGTATTTAAGCAACTATAACCAGAATAAAGCAATAATACTTGTAATAAGGCACGAAAATGAGCCAGATAAACCATATATTACAGTGGAATATGAAAATAACAAGGTACAGCAGTGGTATGGAATAAGGGATACCAAGCCAGACAAAGAGACAATAGACAGCTTCTTAAAGGCTTATGTAGCTCACATTGCAGGAAAGGCAGGGAAAGCAGGATGAATGAATTAGAAGAAATTAGGAATTATGATGAATATAAGACGGCACTTGATAAGCAGATGAAAGAAACTGCTGAGGGGTTCGTAAGAATTGGCTATTTGTTAAAGCTGGCAAGAGATACAGATATTCTAAAATGGTCTGCATATACTAACGTAATCGAATTTGCCAGGGTGGAGTATGGTCTGGACAAGACAATGGTATCACGTTTTATAAGCATTAATGACAGGTTCTCGGAAAATGGTAACAGTCCAGTGCTTAAGACGTCATATAAAGGTTTTGGGTATGCCAAGCTTGTTATTATGCTCCAGCTTCCGGATGAACTTAATGAGGAGCTTACGCCAGAGTATTCCAAGAGGGAAATACAGACACTTAAAGAGGAACTTGATGAGGAAAAGAAAATAAGTGATCTGGAAGTATATGCTGAGGGAACAGATACCGAAAAGACAGAGCTTGAGCAGATTATATACAAAATATGTGAAGAGAATATAGAGGTATATGAGAGCATATATAATGCAGTTACGCACGAGAAATTAAATGCTGACAATATTGTAGATATATTCGCACCTGCGGGAGATATGATTTATTCAGTTCGAATACAGGGAGCAGGAAGAAAAGCAGTTTCTTTCAAGCAGGGAGAAGATATAGCAGTTGTAAGCCTTAGGACAGCAGAGAAGGATACATACAATCCACAGGAAGTATACATTGCCACAATGAGCATAGCAGGCAGGAACATAATAAATAGTGAGGCTGATGCCAAGACAGTATGGCAGCAGATATATGCTAAAGAATATCCTAAGAAAAATACCCAAGTTGCACCGGTGCAACACAGTTCCAAAGCTGATATAAAAAAGTCAGAAAAGAAAACAAAGGTTGTAAAGGCAAAGCAGGAGGAAATCCACGACATAGAAAAGACAGTTCCTAAATCATCTCCTATAGAGACGCAGGAGCCTGAAAAGCCGATAAAGACAGAAGCTGAGCCTATAGATGAGCAGGTTGAAGGACAGAAGAATATTGCAGATTATCCTGATGTTATGCCAGTAGAACGTGTTGAGGGGACAGTTGAGTCTCTCACATCAGAAGCTGATATAAAGAACAATATTATAACTGCGGCATCAAATATTAAATTCACATTGGAAGCTAACAGTTATATTACAGACAACATTATAGACAGGCTTATAGCATTAGCAGAAAACATAAAGACAGAGCTTGAACAGCTAAAAGGAGGCAGCAGATGAAAGTATATATAAGTTTACCAGTAACAGGAACATCCGACTATAAGGAGAGAGCAGGGGCAATCGAAAAAGTTCTTACAGAGCAGGGACATACAGTAATTAACCCAGTAAAGGTGTGTGAGAACCTTCCCAAGGATACAACACACAAAGAAATTATGAATATATGTATTTCTATGCTTGATATGTGTGATGTGGCAGTATTTGCACCAGGGTGGGAACATTCAACAGGCTGTACGCTTGAGATGTGCAGGGCAATGAATAATAGAATTACAATTGGTTTTGTAGGAGAGTTAGAAGAGAAATGGGAAAATCAAAACAGGCAAGAGCACACGAATTTACAGAAAAAGCAAGAAAGGAAATCTATGCAAGAGACTTCGGCCAGTGTATTTTCTGTATTAAGAAATACAATATGCAGGGTTCAACGTGGTATTCACAGCAAATACTAAGCGTTATGCACTATATACCAAGGTCAGCAGGCGGCTTAGGAATACCTCAGAATGGAGCTATAGGATGTCAGTTTCACCATAATATGTTAGATAATGGAAATCAAGGAAATAGAAAGGAGATGTTGGAGATATTCAGACAGTATTTGCAGGAGCTTTATCCGGAATGGAATGAGGATGAGCTTGTATATAGAAAATGGTAAAAAAGGAGGCGAAATAATGGTTAGTAGAAAAGCAATTCCAAAAGAGATAAGACTTAAAGTATACGATAAATATAATCATAGATGCGCATATTGTGGTTGTAAACTTGAATATAAGGATATGCAAGTAGACCACGCAAAACCGCTTAGAGTAGGTGGAGCAGATGATATTTTAAATTATATGCCAGCTTGTAGGAGTTGTAATCATTATAAAGCTACACTAGACGTAGAAGGATTCAGGATATATCTGGCGGACATACATAAAAGACTTATGCGAGATAGTATACCATATCAGGTTGCGGAAAGATTTGGCATAGTGAAACATATGACAAATGATGTGAAGTTCTATTTTGAAAATGTAGAAATACAAGACATAGGTGTCTATGCCGTAAGATTGAAGGTGAAGAAAATGAGATTAATAGATGCAGATGCTTTTAAGGAATATATAAAGAATGGCTTTCAAGATGCAACTAACATCTTTAAAAATGAAGAAGGCAGAGATGTAGCAAGGCAAATAACAGACGCTTTTTGCCGTGATATAGATGAGCAGCCAACAGGCTATGATGTAGATAAGGTTGTTGAACAACTGGAAGAGGAGAGAAAGTTATCATATGCAGATTTTGACAGGTATGTTGAAGAGGTAAGTCCTTGCCTTGATGCGGAATATGATGATAGCTTTCAGAGAGGTTTAGAAAGGGCAATTAAGATAATAAAAAGCCAGGTGTAGTTTATGAAACAATGTATAGGCAGTTAAAGTTTGAAGAGTGTATGACATTTAAAGAAAAAATGGAAGCACGAGGGTGGCACAATTGCTATGATGCAGAACCAGATAAGCCAGGAATATATCAGATATACAGACGGAACGGAAGTAAAGGAAAGGCATATTACAAAGGCAATCATATATGGCAGCAGTTAACTAATAATGGCTGGGATTTTACTTGGTGGAGAGAGATGAAAGGAAGTGATTATATTGAAAGAAGTTAAACATTACATATGTGATATATGTGGAACAGAATACAATGATAAAACCAGAGCACAGCATTGTGAAAAAGGACATTGTAAGCCATTGGAAATAATAAAGGCACGTTATTTAAGTGCAGGTAATAACGCTAAGGGATATCCATTGGAAATAACGGTAAAAATGGCTGATGGTACAGAACAGAAATACAGGAGATAAAAGAAAAATAGAACTATTAACAAATACTTATTCATTACAAAATAATATCACATAAAAAAAGAGAAGCTGATAGCCAAACTCCAATTACCACGCTGTCAGCTTCCTTTCTCAAAAACAGAACATATGTATTGTATCATAGATATATATATTGTGCAAGAAAATTATAAAAATGAGAAGGGAAGTAAAGAGATATGGCAGCAGATATTAGGGAAGCGTTAATACAGTATTGTGACATAAAACAGGAATATGATTACATAAGAACAAGAAGAGATAAGTTAATAAGAGAGATTGAGAAAATGGAAAAGGAGCAAATGAGTGTAATTGATTCTGTTACAGGTGGGGATGGAGGTATACAGCATTATAAGATAGAGGGATATCCATATCCTGAGTATAGCAGGAAAAGGACATTGCTTATAGCAAGAGAGAGTCAATTACAAAAGTATGAAATAAAATTATTAGAGATAACAAATGAATTTGAGGAATTTATAGAAAAAATTGAAAATAGCAGAATAAGAAGAATGATTGAGTATAGATTTCTTGATGATTTAACCTGGATTCAGGTGGCACAGAGAATGGGAAAACATCACACAGAAGAAAGTTGCAGAAAAGCTATAGAGAGATTTTTAAAAGAAATTTGAAGTTTGTCCGATTTGTCCGCTTTTTCTGTGTTAATATATAAACTGGAACAAACAAAGAGAAATGTTGAACCACGGACTAGCATATAGTACGAATAAATTTTCTCAGATAGAGTCAGTAAGAACTGACAATATTACTCCGAATATGAGAACTATCCACCTCTAAAAGGTACTGGCATTAAGTTGTCAGTACCTTTTATTGTGCTTAAGTAAGAGAAAATAAAAAATGTTAATAAATGTTAATAGAAAGGGGGTACATAAGAAATGAAACCAAAGCAGATAAAGTGCCTGGAATTAATGGTTCAGGGCGAATTAACAGACAAAGAAATTGCAGAGGCAATTAACATTTCTCCTAAAACGATATGTGACTGGAAGAAAAATAACGAAGAATTCCGCAACGAATACAACAGAATGATGCGCTCAAGCTTGCAATATGCTGCCCCTAAAGCGTTTAGAAAGCAGGAAAAATTACTAAATTCAAAAAATGAGATGGTTGCATATCTTGCGGCAAAGGATCTAATGGATAGAGCAGGACTTAATCCTATTGAGAGAATAGAAGCAAATGTAAATGACACAGCTAAAAATGAACTCGCAGAGCTATTAGCACAGCGTAAAGCAAGGGGTGAGCCAGATGCTTCTAAGTGATAAATACTGGGATTACATAGACACACCTGCAAGAGCAGAGTTCTTAGAGGGTTCAACTGCATCCGGAAAGACAACAACAGTAGCTGTTAAGTTCATTATGAATGTAGCTGAATCAGATATGAAGCTGCATGTTATAGCCGGTAATACAACAGGTGTTATTGAGAAGAATATAATAAATGCTGATATGGGATTGCTGCAGATATTCCCCAATCTGGAATACTGTGGTAATGGTGACAAGGAGAACAAGCTGCCGCATATTAAGTTCAGAACAGGCAGCGTTACCAAGATAATATATGTTCTCGGTTACGATAATGCCAGCAAGTGGAAGAATGCCTTGGGTTCACAGTTTGGATGTGTATGGGTAGATGAGTGCAACACAGCTAACATAGACTTCATACGAGAGATATTCGGACGTTCTGAATACTTTGTAGGTACACTTAATCCGGATTCACCTACGCTGCCAATATATTCAGAGTACATCAATCACGCAAGACCGATTGATAAGTACAGGGCAGATGTGCCGGAAGAAATATGGAAGGACCTTAACGGTTGTGAGCCTATTAAAGACTGGGTGTACTGGTTCTTTAATATGACAGACAATATATCTATGACACCAGAGAAGATAGAACAGAAAAAAATGAGCTATCCTCCTGGCACTAAGATATACAAGAATAAGATACAAGGATTAAGAGGCAAGGCAACAGGTCTTGTCTTTTGTAATTTCTGCAAGAGACATATTATCACAAAGGAGCAGGCGAAGGCTTATATAAAACGTGAAAATGATGAAAAGCAGGAAGAGTGGTTTGTAATATACACAAGTGGACTTGATACAGCGTACTCGACCAAGAGTCCTGATACAATTGCAATGTCGTATATGGGAATAACCAATAATGGCAGGATTATTGTACTAGATGAAAAAGTATACAATAATGCAGCTCTTGATATACCAATAGCTCCATCTGATACAGTAAGGAATTACATTGACTTCCTGGAGCGTAACAGAAAAGAATGGGGTGGAATGTCAAAGAATGTGTTTGTTGATAATGCGGACCAGGCAACAATAACAGAGTTCGCAAAGTATAAAAGAGAACATATTGACTGCCAGTATATATTTAATAATGCGTATAAGAAAGTAACAATAATAGACAGAATTAATCTACAGCTTGGCTGGATGTCTTTTAATGATAAGAAGGGCAGAGAGCCAAGCTTTTATATTGTCGATACCTGTACGAATTACAAGACTGAATTAGAGGTGTATTCGTGGCTGGAGGATAAGGACTGTGAGCCAGAGGACGGTAACGACCATATGGTAAACAGTGTACAGTATGGCTGGATTCCTTATCGCGACAAGATAGGAATAGAGAATAAGACATAGGAGTGTGAGTGAGGTGAACATATTTACAAGTATGGCAGAAAAGGTAAGAACAGGAATAAGGACGTGGCTGCGTATACAGCCGGCTGTTAATGGATCCATAAGCATACAGGAAACTCTTGATTATGAGGGAAATGCCATAAAGAACCAGATATGGTACAGAGGTGAGAGTGAAGAACTGTCACAGCTATACAGCCAGATAGATGGTGACAAGACAAGGTTCTGGTCTGCATCCTGTACAATAGGTATGGAGATAAGAAAGATACACGTAGGTCTCCCTGCTATGTTATGCGATATACTGGCCAGTATAGTAACAGATGATATGAATTTAATAGACACTGGCAGCAGACAGGAAGAATGGGACAAGATTGCAGAAGAAAATGATTTTATAGAACTGGTAAAACAGGCAGTTACAGAAGCACTCTATATAGGAGATGGGGCGTTTAAAATATCTTTCGATACAACCTTAAGCCAATATCCAATAATAGAATTTTATCCGGGAGATAAGATAGAAATTATAAGAGACCGTGGCAGGGTAAGAGAAATCATTTTTAAGACAGTGTACCATAGTGGAACAAGGGAATATGTTCTTCTTGAGCATTATGGAATAGGATATGTTAGATATAAGCTTGTAAATGGAAACAGGGAATATCCTTTAGATACAGTGCCTGAGCTTACAGGGCTTTCAGATGTAGTATGGAATGACAATTTTATGATGGCAGTTCCTATGATGTTTTACAAATCAGCTAAATATGAGGGCAGAGGCAAGAGTGTATTCGATTCTAAAATAGATAATTTTGATGCACTAGATGAGGCTTGGTCACAGTGGATGGATGCCTTAAGGAAAAACAGAACAAAGGAATACATTCCAGAAAATATGCTCCCAAGAAATCCGTACACAGGAAAGGTTTTAAAGCCCAATGCCTTTGATAATGCTTATATAAGTACAGAGGCAAGTATGAAAGAGGGACAAACCAATAAAATAGACCTAGTGCAGGGTAATATTCCCCACGAGAGCTACCTTGCAACATATATAACAGCGTTGGACCTTTGTTTACAAGGGATTATGAGCCCATCAACGCTGGGTATAGATGTTAAGAAGCTGGATAATGCGGAAGCACAGAGGGAGAAAGAGAAAACAACGCTTTACAGCAGAAATAACATTGTAGGACAGTTGCAGAAGGTGCTGCCAAAGCTTGTAGATATAGTATTTAAGGCTATGGATACATTTCATAAGACACCAATTAAGGATACAGATATAGATGTAACATTTGGCGAATATGCGAACCCAAGCTTTGAGAGCCAGGTAGAAACAGTCAGCAAGGCAAAGCAGGGCGGTATTATGAGCATAGAGGCATCTGTTGATGAGCTGTATGGAGATACCAAGGATGATGAATGGAAGCAGGAAGAGATTGCAAGGCTTAAGGCTGAACAGGGTATATCTGATATGGAAGAGCCGGCACTTAATATGCAGGCAGATGATTTTTCAGTCCGGACAAGCTATCAGATGAGGTAATGTATGGAACTTAACACTGATTACGATATAGAGAAAGCCTTTAGAGCTATAGAAGATGAGCTGATTGCTTCTATGATACGAAATCTTGACGGACACAGAGCGGAAGAAGATAAACTTGGATTTAACTGGTCGCAATGGCAGGTTGAACAGCTTAAAGCATTGGAAAAATACAAAGCCGACAATAAAAAGCGTTTCCAGAGTAAGTTCAGTGACATAAATGGTTCGATAGATGCAATGATATTTACGGCAAGGCAGACAGGCGGTACAGAACAGGAACAGAAGATATTAAGGGCAATTAAAAATGGGCTTAAAGCATCCAAAGTGTCACAGGGCACTGAGGGTGCTTTTTTCAAATTAAATACCAGAAAGTTAGATGCACTTATAAAAGCCACAAAGGCGGATTTTACTAGAGCTGAACATTCTATGTTAAGAATGTCGGAGGATAAATACCGGCAGATAATATTCAATGCTCAGGTGTATGCGAATACGGGTGCAGGAACATATGAGAAAGCAGTTGATATGGCTACAAGAGATTTTCTTAAAGCTGGTATTAACTGTATTGAATATGCGAATGGCAGCAGGCATACAGTAAAGGATTATGCCAGAATGGCTATTCAGACAGCCAGTAAGCGTGCATATCTAACCGGAGAGGGAGAGATGAGACAGTCCTGGGGAATTAGTACAGTTATTATGAATAAGCGTGCTAATGCCTGTCCTAAGTGCCTTCCATTTGTTGGAAAAGTACTTATAGATGATGTATGGAGTGGCGGTAAGGCATCTGATGGTCCTTATCCGCTTATGTCATCTGCAATAGCTGCGGGGTTGTACCATCCAAATTGCAAAGACGTACATACAACATATTTCCCTGAGCTGGATGAAGAGCCAGACAGTAAGTTTACCAAGGAAGAGTTAGAAAAGGTCAAGGAAGATTACAAGCAGGACCAGAAGCGGCAATATGCAGGCAGGATGGTTGAGCAGTTCGACAGGCTTTCAAAGTATTCCTTAGATCCGGATAACAAGAAGATGTATGCGGCTAGAAAGGAACAGTGGGAGCAAAGTATATTATTTAATGGTAGTTCTGAAAAACATATTGAGGAATTGCATAAGAATGATATAATGAATTTATCAGATAAAGAATTACAAGCAGTTACACAATATAAGAGCTTTGAAGCATATATTATAAATGATGTTTTAAGAAATGCAAATGATTTATCAAATTTAAAATCAGAACATAAACAACTTGTAAACAATTTAGATGCAGCACTGTCAAAAATATCAAAATTCAATGGGAATTTAATAAGAACTGTTGATTTTTCTGACAGTAAGGATGAGGAAGATAGAATTAAAGAATTTGTAAGTGAATATGTTGAAGGAACAATAATAACAATTAAACAATACTGGAGTACATCAAAGACAGAAGGATATAATGATTTAGCAAAAATAAAAATTTATATACAAAATACCAAAAATGGGCGAGATATAAGTTCTATTGGCTTAAATGAAAATGAAGTCCTTTATGAGCGAAATAGTAAATTTAAAGTTATTTCAAAAATATTAGTCGGGGAGATTTGGCATATTCTTTTAGAGGAGGCGGATTAAATGAAGTTAACAGCAAGAGAATGGCTTTTACTACCAGAAGCAGAGCAAATGCAAAGAGGAAAAGAACTTTCTCCAGAAGAATGTTTTAAACTTAGGATGGAACTTAGTGAAGTTAATTTTACGGAGGAGGAAAAACAAAAATTAACAAAAGAAGAACGTGAGAGATTTATAAATCCACCGAAGAGAACTGATGAGGAAATAGAAAAAAATAATAGAACAACATTTAAAGTTTTACAGAATTGGAAAATTTTACCTAAAGATATAACATTTGAAGAATGGATAAAAGCAGGTAAACCTCTTAATTATTAATATAGGTGTATTTATATATCAAGTGACACACTTGGTATAAATGAATATAATGTGGGTAAGATAAGTGATTATGCAGAAATTAAGTATTTACGAGAAAGATATGATAAAGTTGAAGCAGAATATATTACGTTAATAAAAAGAAATGGAGGTAAATTATGCCAGTAAAATATCCAGAAGAGATACAGAAACTTATTGATATTTTTGAACCATATATGATTGGGTGTCATCTTGAAAATGCCCCTAAAGAAGCAATAGAAGCTGCTGAGAAATTTTAAAAGTGGGCTTGGGAACAGGAACAGTAGATGAGTAGCCACCAGTCGAGAGATTGGTGGTATTTTTATACCTAATTTTAAGAAAGTGAGGACAAGACAGTATGAAAAAATTATTTATTAGCCAGCCTATGGCAGGTAAAACAGACGAGGAAATAAAAGAAACAAGGAAAAAGGCAATAGAATATGCAGAGCTGCTATTAGGTGAGAAAGTAGAAGTTATAGAGTCTTTTTTTGAAGGAGCACCAGCAGAAGCTAAGCCATTGTGGTTTTTAGGAAAATCAATAGAACTTCTATCACAGGCGGATGTTGTATATTTTGTTAAAGGATGGGATAAGGCTAGAGGTTGCAAAATAGAATATCAGTGTGCAGTAGCATATAATATTAAGAGAATTGAAGATTAGATTGAATAAACAGCTATAGAGCTGTTATTTTTATACATAAGTTGCACCGGTGCAACAGAAAGGAAACGTATGTTGAAAAGATATTCACCGCCACCAGAGCCAGTGAAAAAAGAAAAATCACAATCTAAAATATTTATGGAAGATGATGATTTTGTAATGACACAGCTTAAAAGGCATGTATTAATATTACAGAATAGATTAACAATGGGAATGCATCAGGATGATGTAGATATTAAACTATATCATCAGGCTATAATGGATACTTTATATGAAATAGAAGAAAGGAAGAAGTAAGCACGCATAGCAATACGCTGTGGGTGCTATTTTTATGCCCAAAACTTAATGGCACTAAACTTTAGGAAAATGCTGACGAGCGGTAAACGGAAGAAAGGAGATAGAGTGATGAGAAAGACATTGCCTATTAATTTACAGTTCTTCGCAGAGGGCGGAGATGGTAACGGCGACCAGAACGCTGGAGGAAACAACGGACAGGCAGGACAGCAGGGTGGTCAGAATAATCAGCAGGCGGCTGGAATTGATTATGACAAAATACAGAGTATGTTAGACACCGCAACTGCCAAGAAAGAAAATGCTGTGCTTAAAAGCTATTTCCAGCAGCAGGGACTATCCGAGGAGGAAGTCAGCCAGGCTATTGCAACATTTAAGCAGAATAAACAGCAGCAGGTAGAACAGCAGCAGAACGCTAACGCTAGTCTTCAGAACGAAGTGGCAGCGGCACAGAAAGATGCTGAACAGGCTCGTATAGAGCTTGCGGCTACACAGGTAGCAATGACACTTGGTATTAATGCCAAGACAGTACAATACGTGCTTAAGATGGCTGATTTCAGTAAGGCAAAGGGTACAGATGGAAAGATATCAGAGGACAATGTTAAAGCTGCAATTGAACAGGTTCTAAAGGATGTACCTGCACTTAAGCCAAGTACGGAGAATAATGCTGGATTCCAGATTGGCGTAGGGCAGCAGACTAATGGACAGCAGTCTTCTGCAGGTAGCAATGTAAATGTTCCTACAAAGAGATGGAATAGATTCAATTAAGAAAGGTTAAAAAGGTAAAATAATATGCCAAATTTAAATTATGCAGAACAGTGGAGTCCTGAATTATTAGCAATTCTTATTCAGGGCACACTTACATCACCATTTATCACAAACAATGTCAGATGGTTAGATGCAAAGACTTTCCATTTTACACAGATGAGTGTAAGTGGTTATAAGAACCATAAGAGATCAGGTGGATGGAACACAGGAGAATATAACCAGAAAGATGTTCCTTACACAGTAACACATGACAGAGATGTACAGTTTATGGTTGATAAGGCAGATGTTGATGAAACAAATCAGACAGCATCTATTCAGAATATTTCACACATATTTGAACAGACACAGGTAGTACCAGAGACAGATGCATTATTTTTCAGTAAGGTAGCACAGGCTGCACAGAAGACAGAATTATATCATACTGAAACAGCTTCCACAGAATATACATCAGAGAATGTATTTGCTAAGCTTAAGCATATTCTGGCAGCAGGCAAGCTTAGAAGATATAAGGCAAATGGAAGTCTCATTATGTATGTATCTTCTGACATTATGGATAAGCTTGAGGTATCAAAGGAATTTACACGTAAGATTGAAATGACACAGATTGCAGAAGGTGGTCTTGGCATTGAAACACGTGTAACTGATATTGATGGCGTGACACTTATGGAAGTTGTGGATGATGAAAGATTCTATGACAGATTCGATTGGGATGTTGCAGAGGGCGGCTTTGCTCCGCTTAAGTCAAAGTATACCATAACAACTGATACAGATGTGGTAGAAGGAAAGACATACTACACTAAGAGCGACAGCGCTTATGCAGTTGTGGCAAAGCCTACAAAGACTAATATAGCCACATATTATGAAAAGACTGTTCAGGGTTCACGCAAGATTAATGTACTTGTCGCATGTGGCCAGACATGTAAGACAGTACCTAAGATTTCATCTATTTATTTCTTCGCACCAGGAGCACATACAGAAGGAGACGGATATCTTTATCAGAATCGTCAGTTAAGTGATACATTTGTATTCCCTAATGGCAAGGATGGTAAGGTTGATTCTGTATTCGTTGATGTAGATCCTGCAGAAGAGATTGCAGAGTGAGCCTATGGTATATGCAAGTAAAGAACAGTACCTGAGCGAGCATAAACTTATCCCGGATGAACAGATAGAACGAAGGTTAAAGCAGGCGAGCCGTCATATCGACTCGCTTACTTTTAATCGTATAACATCAAGAGGCTTTGATAATCTGACAGAGTTCCAGCAGGCAATAATCATAGATGTATGCTGTGATATGGCTGATTTTGAGTATGAGAATGAAGACATGATTAATTGTGTCTTGCAGAATTATGCTGTAAATGGAGTATCTATGCAGTTTGGCAGCAGTTGGAATGTTCTTGTGCAGAATGGAATTGCTGTAAAGCGTGATACATATCAGGTACTTTGTCAGACAGGCTTCTGCTGTTTAAGTCTGGGGGTGTGAGTATGAGATACCCTTGCTTGATATTAAAGAGCATGTGTAAGACAGAAATACATGTAGAGATAGAGCAGGAAGGCAGGAATGTCTATGGAGAGTCTCTTGAACCTGTTATATGGGATGGCTTATGTAACTATCAGGACAGTGGTAAGACAGTATTAACAGCAGAAAAGGTTCTTATACAACTTGAAGGATGTGCTTTGATACCTGGAGATATTGCACCGGAGCTTCCTGTTATTACTAAAGGTGATATAAAGGTGTTCGGTGTAACAAGGCATATATACAAGGGTACGAAGTGTCGTAATCCGGATGGTACAGTTAATTATGTAAGATTGGATGTGATGTAATGGCAAAGAATGTTAAGTCAACAGTTAAGCTTAATATGCCTATGGTAAGGAAGCTTACGGCAGCAGCGGCGACTTCATTAGAAATGACAGCGGAAGCTATACACACGGATGTTGTGCAAAGTCAAGTGATACCAAGAGATACAGGTAAATTACAAGGAGAAAGTACGCATATTAGTGCGGGAAAGAGTGAAACTGCCACTTACGAAAATGGACAGACAGTAACTAATAGTATTTCAAAAGCTGTAAATGGTAAGGTTATCATATCAACATCAGCACCGCAGGCAAGAAGATTATATTATCATCCGGAATACAACTTCCATCAGACACCGTGGACAGATGAAAGCGGCAAGAAACATGAAGGAAATGCGAATGCTAAAGGCAGATGGCTTGATGACTATATGAAAGGTGGTAAAAAGCAGGATTTTGCACCTAAAGCATTTGGAAAGTTTTATAAAAAGAATGCGGGGTTATGATTTTAGGAATAGGTGATGTAAGAGATTATATAGCAGGTCTTGGCATTGCAGACAATAATAATGTATATTGCGGCAAGCTTGACAATAAAAAAGATAAGAGCATAGGAGTATATAATCTTAACAGACAAAGACCTCTGCAGATGGCTGTAGGAGGTTTAAATAACAGCTCTTATCGTATTAAGTCTGTAAGTATATTAGTACACTGGAATAAGAGTGTAAGAGATACAGAAGAAACCTCGGAACAGCTCTATAATATGCTTAGAGACACCAACAATAAAATAATCAATGATACAAAGCTTCTATTTACTAAAATGCAGGTTGATGGACCTGTGGATGTAGGGACAGATGATAAAGGTATCTTTGAGAGTGTAATAGAATTAGATATTTATTATGAAAGGTAGGTAAAGGTATGGCACAGAATACTAAATTAGCTGGATATAATGCAGGAGCAACACCTCTTACTGGCGTTAATCCGGTGCATACAATTCAGTTCGGTGTATGCATAACAGGAAGAAAGAGCACAGATACACCGGAAACAGTAGAAACAAAGGTTGTAAAAGATGCAGAGAGCTTAAGCATATCCGTAGATGGAACAATTGAAGAATGGAATCCAATGGATCAGGCAGGCTGGACAAGAAGACTTACAACAGGTAAATCATTGGGTATGACTATGGGTGGTAAGCGTAATTATGGTGATGAAGGTAATGATTATATCGCAAGCCTGGCTTTAAAGACAGGACAGGAATGTAATACCTGGGTTTCAATTATTTTCCCAAACCTTGACCAGCTTCTTATCCCAGCAGTTATAAATGTAACTTCCCTTGGAGGAGACTCAACAAGCATTGATGCACTTGAATGGGAAGCACAGTCAGATGGAAAACCAACATATATTCCATATACAGAATAAAAAAGAAAGAGAGAATTTGAATAATGGCAAAGACAGATTTTAAAGTAATAGACATATCAATGAAGATCACAAACCAGTTACCTATGGTTCGTATTACTGATGACTTAGTGGTAACTGTGAATAACAGAAAGAACACAATTCTTAATGTACAGGCTATGGCTGCTGAGGCTGAAAAGAAGAAAGATAGTGACAACGGAATGGGATTTATAACAAAGGCTCTTGAAATGCTTATTGGCAAAGAGGCAGCAGATAAGATTGAGGCTATGGACTTACCGCTTCCAGAATATAAGGAAATGTATAATGCAATAATGGGTGTTGCCACAGGCACATATGGAGAGGAGAATACACCCTCATAGTGAAATATATTATGACATATATGATGACTGGGAATTGATAGAGTCAAGCTTCCTGTCACAGTATGGCATACGATTGCGAACGGAAGATGATATGTCTTGGGCGGAATTTTGTTCTTTATTGTCAGGAATAATGCCAGAGACACCGCTTGGCAGAGTGGTGAGCATAAGGGCAGAAAAAGATATGAAAGTCATAAGGAACTTTACTAAGGAACAGAAGAAGATACACAATGACTGGCTTCTGAAACGTAATAAGAGAGTGGTAGGAACACCACAGTATATAGAACATTGGACACGATTACAAAGAGATTTTAAGGCTGCTTACTCAAAGAAGTAGGCAGCTTTTTAATTGTGTCAGAAAGGAGGGCGAATGTCAGATACAGTAGGTCAGATAGCTCTGGAACTTGGAATAGATAGTTCACAGATAGTTAATCAGCTTACAGGAGCTTCTAATAAGGCAGCTAAGCAGGCAACAACTATCTTTTCTGGGCTTGGTAAGAAGATAGCTGCAGGACTAAGTATAGCTGCAGTTACTAAGTTTACGAAAGATTGCATAGAAGTAGGTTCTAATGTAACAGAAGTACAGAATGTCGTAGATACAGCATTTAAGGACTTAAGCTGGCAGGCAGACCAGTGGGCTTCCAATGCTATGACTAACTTTGGCTTATCGGAATTATCGGCCAAGAAGTATATGGGTGTGTTTGGCCAGATGAGTAATGCTATGGGTATTACAGGTAAGGCGGCATTGGATATGGCTGAAAATGTTACAGGATTAACCGGTGATGTTGCATCATTTTATAATCTTGGAACGGACGAAGCATATACAAAGCTGAAATCTATCTGGACTGGTGAGACTGAAACGCTCAAGGACTTGGGCGTGATTATGACTCAGACTAACTTAGACCAGTATGCACTTAATAACGGCTTCGGTAAAACTACAGCCAAGATGACAGAGCAGGAAAAAGTAATGCTGCGTTATCAGTACGTTACAAGTGCTTTGTCCAATGCCACAGGAGATTTTGTTAAGACACAGGATTCCTGGGCGAATCAGACAAGAATACTTACATTAAGGTTTCAGCAGTTAAAGGCAAGTCTAGGTAAAGGCTTCATAGCATTGTTTACACCTATTCTGCGTGGATTTAATAGTCTGCTTGCAGGATTGCAGAAAGTGGCAGATGGATTTGCCAGTTTCGTGCAAATGCTCACAGGAGCAGATGTATCAACCTCTATGGGTTCGATAAGTTCGGATATAGCTGGTATAGGAGATGATGCATCCAGCACAGCGGATAATGTAGGTGATATAGGAAGTGCAGCCAAGAAGACTGCTAAAGATATAGAAAAGTCGCTTGCAGGCTTTGACCAGATAAATAAGCTGACAGAGCCAACAGATGATAGCAGTTTGTCTGGTTCAGCAGGTACTGGCACAGCATCGGGTTCAGTATCCGGAATGGGTACTAATGTATCTAATGAAATTGGAAAAGCGGGAGATGAACTTAACAAGTTCAAGCGGATAATAGAAGATATTGCTACAACATTCAAGGAAGGCTTTAAAAAAGGTTTAGGTACTGACTTTGAGAAAAGCATCAAGAGACAGCGAAAACTGCTTTTAAGCATTAAAGATAGTCTTATAGATATATTTACAGATAGAAATGTAGTTGCTTCTGCGAAGAATTACTTTGACAGCATAGTAATGAATGCGGGTAGAATAACAGGATCTTTTGTAAATATTGGTGCTTCAATAAGTGAGAATCTGTTAGGTGGAATAGATAAATATTTATCATCTAATAAGGATTTTATTAAGATAAGATTATCTGAAATGTTTGATGCGAGGGCTGTATTGTGGAATAAGATTGGTGATTTTTCAGAGTTCCTTTCACAAATATCTGAAATATTCAGAGGCGATGCAGCACAGGGAATATCTGCTGATTTGATAGCAATTTTTGTTAATCCATTTATCACAATAGTGTCCCTGTGTAACCAATTCGTGGCAGATTTGATTTCAACGCTTGTAGACCCGATTGTAGAAAATACAGATAAAATCAAGCAGGCATTTGAATCAACGTTGGAACCTATTAGGAATGTATTAGATGAGATAACGGCTGTAATTGAAGAAACCTGTAATAAAGCTGTACAGATGTATGATGAGCATATCTCACCATTATTTGACACTGTAAAAACAGGTCTTAGTGATACATTTGGCAAGCTGTTAGATGTATATAATACATATTTCGTTCCAGTACTTAACAACATAGCTGACAAACTGAAAGAAATATGGAGCTCACACATTGAACCTTTGATGACAAAGGTAATTGACATTATAGGCCACGTTGCAGATGTTATTAAAGCATTGTGGGAAAACATATTAAAACCGGTTATCGACTGGATAATAACCAATGTTATTCCAAAATTAGCACCTGTAATGGACTGGATATCAGATATTGCAACGGAAAAGTTTGGAAATGTAATGGATATTATCAAGGATGTATTATCAGTCTTTGATGATGTATTGGCATTCGTGAAAGATGTCTTTAGTGGAAACTGGTCGGATGCGTGGAATGATATTGTTAATACATTTAGCGATATATTCTCAACAATAGGCGATATAGCCAAAGAACCAATAAATATGGTAATCGGACTTATAAATGGTATGCTTGACGGATTAGAAAGTGGTATTAACTGGATGGTTCGTAAGGTAAATAGTTTGAGTTTTGATGTGCCTGACTGGGTACCGGTTATAGGTGGTGACCATTTCGGGTTTGATTTACCGGAAGTTGGTTTTGGCAATGTTCCATACCTTGCAGAAGGTGGATATGTAAAACCAAATACTCCACAGCTTGCAATGATAGGTGATAACAGACACCAAGGCGAAGTTGTAGCTCCAGAGGATAAACTTATTGATATGGCACAGAAGGCAGCAGCTATGGCATCAAGTGCTGAATTGTTGTCAGAGGCTATAAGTATTCTTAAGCAGATACTTAAAGTGTTGGAAACATTAGATCTTGATATACAGCTAGATGGAAAGAGCCTTAAGAAGTATGTAGTTGATAAGATTAACGAGCATACAAAGCAGACAGGAAAATGTGAGATTATAACTTAACAAGGATGTGATGAATTGATACTAAGATGCGACAATCAGGAGCTTCCGGCTCCTGTGTCCATCAAAGTGGATGATGAGATAATATGGTCTTCTTCAACAGGACGAGCACTTGACGGAACAATGTTAGGTGATGTAGTTGCTGAAAAGAAGACCTTATCTATATCCTGGGGAGTTCTTCAGGAAGATGAGCTGGTTCTTATTAAGAATAAGCTTGTTGCCGGATTCTTCCCAATAACATTTCATGATGATGGACAGGATATAACAATAACAAGTTACAGAGGTACACTAAGCAAGGAAGTAATAGGGGAGCTTGATGATGGTATTTTCTATTACAGAAGTGCAAGTGTGTCTATTATTCAACAATAAAGGAGATTTATAATATGAAATTTACAATCAAACAGATTGACGGATGTGCAGCAGAATTACAGAAGTTACAGAATTCAAAGAAACATTGGCCAGTTAAGGTCAATTATGCAATTGCTAAAAATCTTAAAGCGTTATTGGCAGAATTACAGATATATAACGCTGAAAGAACACGAGTATTAAAGGAAAATGCTTTAAAGGATGAAAATGGAAATGCAGTCGTAGAAGATGGCTCTTACAAGTTTGCAGAAGACAAGGAGCAGGAGGTGATAAAGGAAATTGAGGATATGTATAACATTGAAACAGAACTTGATGTGTATATGATTAAGCTGGAAGATGTTAATGAATGTGATGCAGAGGGATATGATGGAACTACATTAGAAGATATTACAGCAATAGAGTTTATGATACAGGAGTAAACATATGTATAACAACGTAACAGAAGCTTTTAAAGAAACAATAAGAAGTCCATCAAGGACTTTTGAGGCAAGGCTTAAGATTAATGGTCGGTGGTTTAATTCCGAGTTCAAAAAATTGAGCTATGAAACATCAAGTACGGCTGATGAAGCTTTACAGCTAGGAGCGTCTGTATCTGCAAAGATAGAAATTACTATTAAAAAGATAGACGAATTATTTGAAAATACAGAGATACCAGTAGAGATAGGCTTAAAGCTGCCAAGTGGAAAGTATGAATATATTCCACTTGGCTTTTTTACAGCAGAGCGCCCACAAAGTGATCAGGCAACAACGACATTTACAGCATATGACAGAATGATGAAGACTACAGGACTATATATATCCAATCTGATATATCCAGCAAGTGCTGCTTCGGTTTTAAGTGAGATAAGTACAAGCTGTGGTGTTCCAGCAGACGTAAGTAGTCTGGATGACATAATGATACAGACTAAGCCCGTAGGATATACATACAGGGAAATGATAGGCTATATAGCTTCGTTAAAGGGTGGATTTGCCTGTGTAGACAGAACTGGAACTATTGTTATTAAGTGGTATAAAGAATGTGAATATTCAGTAGGTAAAGCAAGAATTATATCACTTGAACACAATGAAAGTGATTTTCATTTGGATTATTTAAACTGTAATGTCGATAGCAAGACTGAATTAACGCAGGGCGGTGGAGAGCTTGGCATAACATTTTCCAATCCGTTTATGACAGCTGACAGATTAAGCCAGATATATCAGGGTATTAAAGGGTTTGCTTATAGAGGAGCTTCATTAAAGACACTTGGAGACATACGTCTGGATCCGTGGGATGTTATAACTGCCAATGACGGCACTGGTGAATATAAAATACCGGTTATGAATTTGGTACAGGAATATGATGGCGGTATGGCTATGACTGTTACATCTTATGGAAAGACAGAAGTAGAGACCGAAATGGACTTCAAAGGACCGACAACACAACAGAATGAGAGAATATATTCTGATTTGATATTGGCAAAGGAATTAATAGCAAAGAAAGTTGATGCTGACTGGGTTAAGGCTAATACTGTTACAGCAGAGAAAATTAATGCCGTAAATGCAGAGATAATTGATATAAAGGCTAATTATCTTAAAGCAGATGTTGCAGATTTAAGGTACGCTAACATAAAGCTTAGTAATATCGAGGCTGGCTCTATAAAGACGGCGATGATAGACACAGGTGCAGTTGGTACAGCTCAAATCGCAGACGGAAGCATAACAGATGCAAAGATAGTAGATTTAACTGCTAATAAAATAACAAGTGGAACTATAGATGCCGCGAACATTGAGGTAATCAATCTTAAGGCTGCAAATATCACGGTAGGGACAATTAATGGTAAGCAGATAGCGGAAGGCGCAATAGATACATCCAAGTTTGGAACAGATGTCACAGACTGGATGAATACAACAGATAAAGATATAGAAAATGCAGCACAAAAGGCAGATACAGCTAATACAAATGCGGCTGGTGCATTAAGCACGGCGGAAGCGGCTAAACTTTTATCAGCGGCGGCTTCTAAGACCGCGGAAGGAGCACAGCTTACAGCAGATGGCAAGAATACAGTATTTTATCAGGTAACAGCCCCTTCAACGGAGAGTAGAAAAACTAATGATATATGGTTTAATACAGCAGATTCTAATAAGATGTATTACTTCGATGGTAAAAGCTGGGTATTGCGGCAGTTTGGAACCAATGCCATAGCGAATGCTTCTATAACCAATGCCCTAATAGCAGATGCAACAATACAGAATGCCAAGATTGCCAATATGGATGCAGGAAAGATTACAAGCGGCTATATATCTGCAGACAGAATAGCTTCAGGTTCGATTGTAATTGGAAAACTTGATGCTGGTACGCAGAATGATATAGCCGCCGCCAAGAAAAGATATCAGATAACTGTAGATTTAAGAGACGCAAAATATAATACGGATACATACTATCCCGTATTAATAAATGCAGCTATACCATATAACGGATATTATACATATGAGTGTAATGTACAGCTAAACAGTGGTTTTAAGCCGGTATGGTCTACACACAATCAGGGCTTTACCTGCAATCTTATACTTAAGGTTTTAGCAAGTGGTTGGGGAACAACGGATGCAAGTGGTTACTTAGAAGAAAACAATTACAAATGCTGTAATAAAATGCCTGCGTTTGTAGGGCAGGTACTACAACATAGCCAGATATACTTTATGTTGCGTGGTGGGGCAAGATATTACCTTTATACACCTAATAAAAGTGACGTAACAATATATACGGCTAAAACTAATATAGCAAGAAATACGTCATATACAGTGTATCTTGAACCTACCAAATCTCCAAAGAATGATTATGCTGAGGCTAAAGGTTCTACAATTGCAAGCTGGTGTGCCGCAAATAATAAGACCTTAATTAACGGTGGAAAGATATATACAGGAAGTATTACAGCAACACAGATAGCCGCAAATGCAATAACAACAGAAAAGATAGCGGCAAGCGCAGTTAATGCAGATAAAATAGCAGCTAGTGCCATAACTTCGGCAAAAATAGCGGCAAATGCAATAACAACAGAAAAGATTGTTGCCAATGCAGTTACAGCCGCGAAGATAGCTTCTAAGACAATAACAGCCAATCAGATAGCCGCTAATTCAATCACTGCGGCAGAGTTAAGTGTATCTACATTGTCTGCAATATCCGCAAACTTAGGAACGGTTACAGCTGGAGTGCTTAAAAGCTCTAATTATGTTGCAAACAGCACGGGAATGATGCTCAACCTGGCAACAGGAACGTGGGATAGCAAGTATTTTAAAATATCCAGTACAGGAGATATAACAAGTACCAGTGGTATTATTGGTGGCTGGTATATAAATTCAACAGGTCTTAGCAGCTATAAAATTAATTCGTCTGATGGAATAAAATGCAGTATAAAAAATGCACTTGATATAACAGCTACAGATACGCAAAGTAATTTTATAGAACTTCAACGACAAGGCAGTAGTGTTTTTAATGTATCTTTTACAGGCGGTGTAACTGCAAAAGTCCTATATACGTCCCAAATAGATATAGGAAAGAGGGAATATCTAAAAATCCTAGGAGATACAAGAGTTTCAGGTATATTAACAGTTGGCGATGATAAATATGGGGACTGCGATTTATCAGTGGTTGGAAAAGCAAGGATTAATGAAATATATACTAACTATTTTGAAAATTACGGAACCACGAAACTGAATTATATTAAGCAGAATACGAATTGCTGGGCTGACTTGCACAACCTTCACGTTTACGGCGATAGTTATTACGAAGGGGCTGCACAGTTTAATGCGAGACTGTATGTTAATAATACAACGATGGGAAAAGTAGGAGTTGTGCTTAATAGAAATATAACACCAGATATTAGCTTCGGATGGGACGGGACATATCTTAGAATATATATAGATAATACGGTCATTGCTTCTTACCATTGGGGAAGTTCAAGCTGGGTATAAAAATAATAT